TTAAATCTTCTTCTTTCATACCCTGTGATAAAATTTTAATTTCTTGCTCTTTTAAATTTTCAGGAATTTCATTTAATTGAATTTTTTCTATTTCATCTAATATCTTTCTATTACTTAGTGCATCTAGAGAATTTTTATATTCATCATTTATTTGTTTTGTAATTAATTTTATTGGCAAATGTGTTGTAATTGGGCTTACAGAAATAGTTTTATTATAAATTAACATACACGTATTTTCTGCTTTAAATTTATTTGATGCTTTCTCCATGCTTCAGCAGACGCAACTGCATGAGCTTCTTTGTCTTCTTCTTCGTCTTTCTTGTCATCTTTCTTTGCGACCTTTTTAGCCATCTTGCCCATGCCTGCAATGAGGAGGTCAAAAGTAGCGTCATCAAAGTCTGAATAAGACGCAAGCGACTCTTCAGCTTCTTCAGCTTCTAAGCCAACTTCAATGAGAGCAGCTTTACGAGATTCTGCTTTCTTCTCATCTTTCATTTTTTTAAGTTCTTCCATCTTCTCTTTGAAGTCCTTATCTTTGGCTTCGAGAGCTTCGTGAAGTTCTTGATAAGCTGCTTCTTTTTCAGCAACAGTTGTAGTCAAAGCTGTAATAGCTTCGTCTTTGGTTGCTACAGCTTCTTCAAGCTTGGCTACTGTTTCGCCATGCTCTTTAACAGAAGCTTCGCTAAGTTGTACGCGAAGTGCTTCATTATCTTCTTTAGCAGAGGCTAGCTCGCTCTGCATGTCTGCAAGCTGCTTCTCTAAAAGACTAGTATCTGACATATCATTTTCTCCTTTAGGAAAAGTAGTTAAAATATCTGAGTTAGAACTAAGAGAGAAAGCCCTGCTAGCATCAAGAATCACACTTCTAGGATTCGCAGGTTGAGATACAAGACCTTTACCTGAGAAAGAAATTTGTCTTAATGATCTACCAATTTTGTAGCCTTCGTATTCTCCAGTACCACCATAGGCTCGTAAGTGCTTGGTTAAAAATGCAGAACCTTCGTTTCTGGCGAGAAGTTTTGCACCACCTTGCCCATCTAATAATGCATAGTCAAAACCAGCAAACAAACACTCCATAGACACAAACCATTTGCCTTGTTCTATCTCAGCAATAATCTGTGACATTCGCTGTCTGTTTTCTGGATCTGTCCAGCTATTATATAACACAGCCTCAGTGATAATATCAAAATCATCAGGCTGGGTATCATCGTTCACTACGTTGCCTTCCCTGTCCACAACGTAGCTACCAGTTATATGCCCAATGATATCGTTCTCATTGTGCATAAGATTGAATTGTTTGTCTTCAGGTGTGGTTCTCGCTGCCCAAGTTGTGGAAGCGTCAAACACATCGTCATTTTTATTCCACCCTGTAGATACCAGAACTGACTTGAGATAATATAAATCTACCTGCTCTGGGTTGCCACTATCAGCCTTAATTTGATGAACAAAGTCGTCCTCCAATGAGTCTGTCTTGCTAGCTACGGAAGCTGGCATACAGTAAGCTATACTGGCCTTGGACTGTACAAGGTCAGCTACTCCATCTTGAATTTCTTGTTTATATATTTGCATGTTCACCTCTCAACAACTTTATACACAAAAACGAGAAAATATCTGTATTATTCAATGTGTTCTGCTATAAATACCCCGACCACATGTTTTCTATATACGTCAATTGGCATGTCCTCAAGGTTAATATTTCTGTCAGATAGCACCTGCATGAATTGCTTAGGAACAACAGAACCTGACTTCAAGATGTTAGCCACCGCAGCTTCATCTACGTCAGCTAAGACATCTAAGTTAGTGAAAGCGTCTAATTTTAGCTTCTCCATGTTCTTTGTGTCCTGCTTAGTCAGCTGTCTAAGGTTGGTCACACCGCTGGTCTGTAGGTATGCAGCTTTGATAATTCCAGACACCTTGTCCCAAGCGTCATCTGCCCAGATTACTAACTCAGCAACTCCGGGTTTAGACTTAGGGTTTTCATGTCTCTTTTGTCTAGGTCCATCATCTTTCTTGAGGAGTGGTCTACCGTTTTGCTCAGGAGGTTTCTTGGGAGCATTCTTCTCTTTAACCTTTGCGGTCTTTTCTGCTATCTTGCCCTGCTTGTCTATTTTCTCTAATTCCTGCTTATGGTTAGGATTGTGGAAAGGGCCAGCCTTATCTGGACCAGCGGTATCTCTCTTAGTAAGTTCTCTCTTTAGTCTAATGTTCTCAATCTGAGGTATTTCCTTAAACCTTTCAAGCAAGGTCTCATGACTAATGATATCTCTATCAGCAAGCTGAATAAGCAAATTCTTTTCAGCAGCCTCGTCTGATAAGGTCATCTGGTCAAACTGGATATGAGCTTTATATCTGAATCCCATAGACTGACGAACCAGCTCAAGTTCTTTTTCCCAGAATCTAACAAGCATATCTCTACCATACTGTAATCTCTCAAGCATAGTCTTTAATGATATAAAGTTATTAGTAAACCCACCACCATTACCAGCCATTCCAGTGAGAGTTGGTGGTACGCCAAGTCCAGCATATATACTGTTAAGCACAGATGTGTATTTCTCAGAACCCAAGAATTTATGTACATCAGTACTAGATTCCATGAATGATAGTTCTGGACCCCATACCAATTCCATAGTTCCACCACCTACATTACTAGCGAGGATATCACGTAGTTTATTGATAGCAGACTTATTAGGTAAGATCTTATGATCAAGATTACCAAGAGTCCATAATCTAATGTTAGATATAGCCCCATCTAATGCAGACATGTCAGCTAGTCTCATCTTCTCTAGCATAACGATATCGTCTAGAATGGCATAAATCATAGGGTTTGCCCACTGCTTCCAATCGTCCTTCTTGTAATAGAATATACTCAGACGTTCTGGATCAAGGGGAATCTCTTTCTCGCCCCTGATCAAAGCTTGCTTGATGTTTTGAGGTAAGGTCTCAAGTACTGTGTTAGGAATCTCACCAGCCTTGAACTTATCAAAGTATGTACTAGTTTGGATAGTGTAGTTTTGCAATCCCATAAATAATGACAGTTGACCATCCTTAAGCTTGACAGTCAAAGGGTTAAAGAAATTATATCTCCAAGGTATATCATTAGCTGGAGCGTTTGGAAGCTCTACCTTGATATCGCTAGAAAGAGCCTTCATGTAGTTCTTTAATTGAGGTGTGATCTCAGCATAACTCCTATGTACAATCACATTGCCTGTCTTATATAGATTATTAAGAAAGCGTTCTGATCTCTCTTTTCCATTAACACTCTTAAACCACTGCTGATAAAACTTCTCCACACTTTTATCTCTATGTACGATCTGGATACCTTGATGTCCAAAGTCACCCATCAAATCAATTATATTGCGAATGATTCCAACCTTGTCATAAGCATCCATGCACATCTTGATGATTCTTCGTGACTGTTGGGGAACAGCCTCATCTGGTCTAAAAGCATAATAATCGTCAGAATTAAATCCGGGCTTAACTGAACGATTAGGCTGTACGTCTATGAAATGTCTGTAGGTATTGCCTTGAGATTTATTAAGTCCAGTGTATGAGTTTACATTGTCTGAGAACTTAGAAAAAGCGTTAGCTTTACCAACCTCGTCTCCATCGTTCCACGTTGTGAAGTCATCATTCATTATGATTGTGCCTTAATTGGATTGTTAATTAGAATGTTCAATAGTTAATACACATCTTTCATATTATCGCTAAACCAAGAAGGTCCAGTATATGGGGTTTCATCCTGCTTCTCTTTAAAGCCTCCATGAGCAAACCCGCCGTAGAATTCATAATCAACTTGATCTGGAGTTCTTTGCAATACCCTAGCCGCCATATTAGCCATCAATAGAGAAGAGTATCTATCTTTTCTCATCTTACTCTTTTTGCCTGTACCTATCACAACTTCAGGAGTATCCCACCTGTCACGACCAGAAGCTGTTTGTGTCATCTGGATCATAGACAATTCGTCCTTTAGCTCTTCTATGTCTAGTACGCATTCCTCTAATGTGTCATAAGCTCTAGCTTTCATTGTGTCCTCATGCTCAGAGATGGCAAGTGATACGCTGTCATGTCTTGGGAACAATAGGGCTTTATCTTCAAAGTCCTTTCTGAGACCATGATTTGCTTCAGCTAACCAATCGTACTTAGCAAACTGACACATCTCTAAAATATGTAATCCTCGTTCACCATCTGTATCCTTTTCCTTATCGTCATCAATTGTAGGCCAAATAGCTACTTCACCTTCATGTATTTTATCTTTTAGAGATGAGCTTCCTGCACTAATTAAAGATGAGGATATAAAATTACTACAAAATAATTCATACACTTTTGAAGAATTATTAGAAAAAAATTTGCACAAACCACTTACCCAAGTTCCAGATCCTTTTAATAAATTTAGTAGTTTTGGTGAGCATAACAATGAAATGCTTAAAAATTTTTTAGATAGTTTTAATTTTATTTATAATTTTAAAAGCTCAACATCTCTTTATAAGTCAGGTTTTTTTAATTCTTCGCTTCAAACAATTTTAAAAA